AACCCTGGAGTTATAGAGGTTATAAACTGGGCTCCGCCATTTCCTGCAACAACTGTTCCGCCGAATGTACCATTGTTCCCATTAGCAGTATATCCTGTCCCACCTGGTCCAAAATTAGATGCGTTTGCGCCTGCGTTTGGTGCATACGCGCCCCCGCCACCTCCGCCGCCGTAACCATTATCTGTTCCGCCACTACTACCGGTTGTTGTCACGGAACCACCAAACCCACCTCCCAGACTAACAGATCCAACGCCGTAACCAGGCCCGCCGCCACCGGAAGTTAGACTCGCGGCAGGAATACTCACAGAGGAGGCAACGCCCGGATATCCCGCCGATTCTCCCTGACCCTCATTGCATGGTCGTATGGCCCCGCCGGCGCCAACCTTAATGGTTATATTTACGTTCGTTGGCGCATTTAGTCCTGTAACGTACGTAACCCCACCCCCCCCTCCGCCGGCACCTCCAGAATTAAATTTAGGGGGAACAGCAAGATTAAAACCGGAAGAGCCGCCTCCTCCGCCGCCAACGATTAAAAGAGATACATTATCTACTTCAGCACACAGCGTAAATACCGCATTACCAGCCGATGTACCCGTTGTAGATGGCGGAAGCGTGGTTTCTATAATAAGTCCACTATATCCAAGATTGTTGTAACTTGTTGCATTGATGTTTGCTTCGCTAATAAGCCTCGCTCCAGGTGTAATTAAAATGTTAATACTATTTGAGAAGGTCGGCGTGCCTGCATTGAATATGGCCACTATATAAACAACATAACTACCGACGGGTTCGAGAAATTCATACGATGTAGTCTGTGACGAAACCGACGCATATAAGCTATTATTCACATAAATATTATATCCGGTTACCGCAATTGATGCGCACACCCTTGGGGGTATCCAAGATAGCGTTATTTGACTGCAAGTTGCCGAAGCTGTAAGTATTGGAGAGTTATTTTGTATAGCGCTAACAAACCCCTTGTAGCCCTCTGGCCACTTGGTTCCACTATTGCTCATAGTATAGCGCTGTCTGGGAAACCATGTTTGAACCCGTCTATTCCAGCACAAAAACGACGTTCCTGGCACATCCGATGCCGATGCGGGGTTACAAATTGCGGCGGAGCCATTGTTGGCCTTGATTAATTCGTTACTGCAAGGGTTCGCCAGTGTCCCGCAAACAAGAGTACCTCCATCCTGGAGAGAAGTGCTCGGAGTCCCATCAGGGTTAAGACATCCATTCGGATTGGGAACACCGTATTGAAACGGCCCCGAAATGTTATTTGGTTTTCCAACCAGAGTATTCGGAAATGGATACGTTGTAAAATTCACGCGCTGCAATCCGGTCGTATTTGGATTCGTATATGTTTGTGTCTGTGTAGCAAATACCTTAGTTCTACTGGGACCCATCCCCTTTGCCAATTGCGTATAATGTTGCTTTTTCGTCAATCGCGAACTGTTCCCCTTATACTGTAAAATATTCCCCTTATATAGCAACTTGTTCTGGTAGTCTGCCTCTGCGAGAGTTATTGGCTGTTGCGTAAAAGGAATAGCCGGCAATGGAATAAAAACAGATTGATAATAAGCGTTATTTGAACTGTCAACAAAAGTGCATCTATCTTGTACTCTTGACCATACTCTCGGGGGTATTGGATTGTAATTGTATGAATTGGACATCTATATATAGATTATTTATTATTTACCATAAATAATCTAATTAGTTTTTACATGCTTCCGTCATGTCCGGTCGGGTTAAACGAATCCCCCGCTCCATAGAAAAACCATCGCAGCGACAAATAGTCAAAAATCTTATCATTCATTCCATTAGAACCAACCATCTTGGTATTCGGGCCATCCGAAGTTAGTTTCTGTATAGCAGCGGTTCCTAAAGCATAGTTATAGTACCACAGGTTGGACACATAACCATCAAACCCGCCATTCATTGCTACAAACACGTCGCCGTAATTTTGCTTTGGTATTCCGACCAAGTCAACACTTCGCGCGATGGTTCCATTGACATAGACATCCAATGTGGTATTCTGGCATCTAACGATAACATTCACCCACTTGTTCAGCGGGATATCGGGAACAGATATTTCCTCGTTAATAACATCAAATGTGTTCATCATAACCACAAGAGTGTTGGTATTCGGGGCAATGTACAAGCCGGGCGCATTATTTGGATGAACAAGCCCGGTCTCCTTTAATGCGCTATTTCCCTTGCTAAAAATATGCTTATATGTCTGAGCATTATTATTCAGATTGTTAATGTATACCCACACAGACCATGTGAACTCAATTCCATCCGTTGCATTCACAGACCGATACACCGTGACCGCGCCGACGCTATTGGGGTCCTGCGGAAAAACGAGCATTTGTGAAGCATCAACCATACCATCTATCAACCGAGGCGACTCGTTTGGCTTGAAAAAGTAAGCCATGATAGAAACGCCAATTCGCAACAATATTACAAAGAAAAATACGACCAGCAATAGAAAGGCGATCTTTGCTATTAAACTATTTGATTCCAAGAATTCTCGGGTTCCAAAAGCACTGGGTGTTGTTGAAATGGAATTATATGTATTGTCGTTATTCATTTATATATAATAAATAAATAAGAAAATTAATTATGCCGGCAATTAAATACTACAGAAATTAAATTGTTATACTACTTTGAGTATTTCCGTTTTCTACTAAAGATAGTTTAATTTGGTAGGCGCTAAACATACCGGACCAGCTGGAATATCCCTGAGTGTATATATTCCATGCCTCCTGCGGATTAATAGAGTTCGGGTAATACTGCAACTTGGATGTCCAGCCTTCAAACCCACCATTGGGCGTAACAAGAACATCGGCGTTATTATTGATATTTGCGACTCCAGGCAGCAAGCATGTTCTAACCAATTTACCGTCAAGATAGACATCCATTGATCTGCCATAAACGCTAACTGCTAAATTAACCCATTTCTGAATAGGCACGTTTGACACTGAGCAGGTATGAACGACCGTTTTACCACCGGGAGTGGTCGGCTGCTGATCTATTCCCGGGAAACATCCTAAAGAAATGGAAATGTTGTTCTCAACCGCACCCAACACAACGGCCGGGCAGGGATCCAATCCGTTAACTCCATCTATAGACCCAGCCCCGTCTCCGCTAAGCGCACCCATTCTACCAAATATTACCTTTGGCTCCCCATAACGATAATTCCAGTTATTAACATAGAACCAGACCGAGTACGCAAAGTTGCTGGAGGGAATATCACTGCCATTTGTGGCTAAAGCGGCCGCAGGGACGGTGGAAGAAACCTTTCCGTCCTGCATATTTTGAATAGTATACGGGTCTGAAAGGAAGTATCTCAAAATCATAAAAATAAGCACAATTACGACAATTGTAACTACGATGCTTAAGGCGCTCATTGTATAATATAGAAGAAGATATTTTCTACCTAAAATAATGAAATACTCAGACATATTTCATTATATTATTGTATAACCGTTATTGATATATTTGTTCAACTATTTGCTCAGCTGCCTGCCGCAAGCGAGGCAATCGTTGTATTCACATTTTGCGTCAAGATGGTTTCATTTGAATCATTCAGAATTGGTGGGGTTTTGTCTTTTACCATATCGTACAAATACGAAATATTGGAGGTGGTTATAGCGCGGTTAAAATAAACGACGTTGCATATGCCCCCTTTTACGCCATTATCTTCGCCAATTGTGAGACTATCAAGTGTGTAATACGGGACAACGCCAAGATCCGACTTTACAAGTTCCCCGTTTATAAAGATGTCCAAAATGCCGCCACTATAGTTGATGATAATATTGTTCCACTTTTGCAGGAGAAAGTTTGAGCCCTTGTACAAGATCCTGTTGCCGTTTTCATCAAAATCCGTTAACTTATTATTGGTCACCTCCTTTAGGTTTTTCTGATGCATAGTGACCATTAACGTATTTGTTGACCCATTATAAAGCACATTGGGTTTGTTGCCGAAATTTAACAGAGACGTGTACTTGTTATAAGACGAATTGGTGTTTGGGGGAGCCGACTCTAAGAAGACCCAAGATGAAATCGCATATTGGTAGTCAAATTTGTCGCTACCATTTAAATCTTGGTATGTACCCAATGAATATACCGAATCGGTACCTACTGGTTTATTGACCAGTTGTTTTCCGCCCTGAAGGTTCACGGTATTAAACACGGACGGCCCCTTAAAATAGACGAGTAGGAGCGTAACTGCGAGCGCCAACATCAAAAACGACCCCTTCTCGGTAGAATCAAACAACTCACTAAATAAACAGGGAATATAAAAGATTACATTTGTCAGAAGCGAAAACACCAAGTTTTGCTTTGGGGCGTCACCTGGTATCTTAACAAAAAGGGTTTTGTAGATTAGACCGATTACAACGGTTATCACCAGCATGTTCAATACAAACCTTTCTATTCCAGTTGTTCCGGTAAAATGTTGAATATTATAGGCAATCCATCCAATAACAAGCCCAGATATAACAACACTAAACAGACCTAACAGGGCTCGTTTCCAATAATTTACCTGGTACTTTGATGACGCAGTATCCACCGCAGTATGTGTTTCTGGGAACAATGTAATAACCATGACAGATGCCCAGATTATACAAATTGCAAGTATAAGTATAATTTCGCCTGCAGCAGCAGTCTTGTCTGTAAAAAACCCGCCTGGATAAGTTGAAATTACAATTACAATCGCAATAATAAACAATAAAAACGCAATCGCATTGTACATGCCAAATCCGCCAAAGTTTTGTAGGAAATTACTTGTTTTGTCGCCGACGGCTGGCTGCTTGACGGTGTCGGGTAGGGTTAGAATAATGATCAAATACGCAATAGCAAATGCCGTGAGTACAATGGTTAGCAAAAACGAGTAGCCAAAATACTCTGTCATATACCCCCCTGGATCATATGTATAGAAGACACAAAAGACCGTGAACAGGCAAAACATAAGGACCATTGTTTTAATTCTCTCGTAGTTAACATTGAATCCATCTTCGGCGTTGGAAGTCCAGCCCTTGTAAAACACGAATATCGTCGCCACAATTGCAAGTGGTGTAATCAATTTTGCATATTTATTTATTGTATCTGTGGAGGTCCCGTTAAAGGCCAATATCAACCCAACTGTATACAAAATCACGTACAATGCGCCCTTCATTTGTTGACGAAACAAGTTGCCCATCTCTTTTACCCCGGGCATGAGCATGAATGTCAACGCCAGTAGTCCCATAACAAATAATACAACATACAAAACGTTCGTGCGCGATGTAGCAGACGTAAAGAGCCATGAAAGCGGGGTCCCCCAGCCCGCCAATAGACAAACCAATATAATAATCAAGACCACAATTACAATCAATAGTTTATATATCGAACTGGGGTTTTTGACATCAGAAATATTTGGAAGAGCGGGAGTTTCAGTTTTAACAGCATTCATATCTTACTATATTACTATAACAAATTATTATTATTATTATAGTAATAACCTTTTGGCAAATCCTCGCGTAGATGCTAAATATACAATTCAATGCGACAGCCATGCGCTTACATATTTTCGCTGGCGGTCTTTCTTCCGTGACAATTACGACAGAGTGCAATTAAATTGTCCACCTCATTTCCCCCGCCGTATTCTAATCGTATTTTGTGGTCAATTTCAAAGGTGTGGTCTAATTGGGACTTGCAATTGCCACATTTCCAGTTCTGATTGGCGGCCACATACTTCTTTTTAGTCTCGCTAACTGACCGTTTTGTTCCGGTTTTCCCAGAGCTTGTGATTTTTCTCTCCCCGCAAAACCCGGGTGCTCTTACCCCATTAAACGACTCCATAAAGCTCTCGCCATCCGTCTCATTTTTGGATGTGAAATCTATAATCGGGCTCAACATGTCCATAGAGGTCTTATCAATAGGCATAAATTTGACCATATTATTTGCGTATAGCAGCATGCTCCTACCCTGGTTCGGGTTTCTTTTTAATAACACGTATATGCCGACGCCTAAACAAACGTAAAATATCATTTTGTAGTACTTTTTAAAGGACATCATCATTTTCGTATATTTGCCATCCATGTATGCGTTATATACAAAAAATGCGGTTAATCCTAATACAAATATTTCAAGTCTCATCTATATTTTACTGATATAAAATATATATAAAATAATAATACCCTGCTCCGAACAGAGTTAACCCTATTCAATTTACCAACAACTATACAAATAGTCTTATACAGCTATTTATTGTCCATACGCGCCTTGTAATTGAACAGTCTTCATCATTTGTTGCTGACCGTGAGTCATTCTATACATGCCAAACATGGCCAACGCAATAAAAATATACGGCAACAACACCAAAAACCACGAAAGAGCTCTAAATCCCTTCTGGCACAACCATCCTAAAAGGAACGTCCAGATGAAGGCGAAGAATAACTTGAAAACAACCGCCATTATTCTAACTCCGCTAAATAGCGCAATAACAGAGGAAATAACCGCAATCGCAAAATAAATCTTGGCCGGGGTGCACAGTTTACTGAATTCAGCGTTCATTGTTATACAGTATTACAAGATTTTATTTTGGTGACAGAAAAACCGGGTTTTTAAATCGCCTGTATTTTGGACGCTGTTTAAATGACATTGCCCCGTTCCTACGCAGCAGCCTTCTTTTTCGCGTTTTTACGCCAGAAGCGGTATCAGAGCGAGGAGTCGTATGTTTTCTACCGGTCCCACTAATTGCAATTGTATCACCTAAAATTTTCAGATCATCAAGCAATGCGCGCATTTCTATTGGTTCGTGACGAGGCTTGTATAAATATTCAACAAACATAAACTTCAGCTGTTTAAAGATGTCGTGTTCTGCCTCGCTCAAAGCCGAATTGTTAGTATGTAATATCTCAAGCATCGGATAATATGCACTAATAAATCCATAAATATCCACAATTTCAACGAACACATTGTCCAAATACTCGCGCAGATTCAGCGTCCCATCTTTGCGAAATACGGTAAAATGGACTAACACATTAACAATGTAGTCGACAATATAGGGCATTGTTATTTGCGTTTCTATGACGTGTGGCATATCTCGCACAGATACGTCCTTTATGCTGTCACTAAATAGCATATACATTATTTCATTTATAAACTTGTAATGTCCGCCACCTCTCTCCTTCATCCAGGAAACAACAAACCCCTCCACAAATGGCTT